ATAACGACATTTTGCCCCAGTTAGCAGAATTAAACGAAAGAGCAACACATATATCAACACAGCTTTTGAAAAACCTAGACGCTAAAATGCAGATACCGAAGACAGACGAAACTGTAAACGAAGACGGGACTTTGAAGCAATGGGACACTTTAGTTGTTGACGGAAAAGACAGTGCAGAAGCAAAATATATATTAAATACAAATCCACTTATTGAGTCAACTGAAAGACATATTGAATTGCAGTTAAAAATGATTTCATTCTTTTCAAGCGTTCCTATGTTTGAATTATTAAAAAGTTCAATGCCTGAAAGAGTAGAAGCATTGAGAATACAATTATTTTCAGCGATCCGAAAAACAGATACAAAAAGGTCAAAGATTGAAAAAGGTTTGAAAGATATTCTAAAAATTGCTGGGAAATTATCTAGTATAGAGATTGAAGATATTACAATGAAGTTTGGAGATGTTTTGCCAGTGGACGAATACCAACAAGCACGAACTGAAGAAGTTAGAATTAAGTCAGGTAATACTTCCAAGCAGTCTTCTATTAAAAGATTAGATAATGTGAATGACGAAGTTGCAGACGAAGAATTAGAAAAGATTTCTGAAGAAGATAAAATTGCTGGAGTTGGAGATACCGTTCCGACATTATAAATTAAATAATAAGCAATATGTCACTAGTAACAAATAAAATTAGAAAGAGCGAACCGTTAGAAGCAACGGTTGGGAATAATGCAAAAGCACTTGAGGAAATGTTAAGAAAGGTAAACTGGAAATATATTTTAGGAGTTTATTTTTTAGGGTTACTTACTTTAGTTTTTTCTATTTTTCTTTTGATTGTTATTATTAGATTTGCTTTCATAATTTTCTAATGGGAAAGAACTTAAAAAAACAAACTGAAAAAGTTATCGCAAAGGCGGATATCCCTGCACTTCTTAAAATTGTAAATGGATTAGATAGTGACGTTAAAAAAATTGTTGATAAAACTATTGCGACAGATTTGACTGATGTTAAAAAGAAACAAGCACTTGCTGAAATTACGAAAACTGTAAGCCAAGCAGACGGAGAAGTTAAAGTTTGGCTTGTTAATGGAATAGCAGAAGTTTATGTTGAGGGAATGAATAATGCAGACACGGTATTAAATAAATATAAAATTAAAACACCTGCTGGAAAAGTAACGATTGCAACTCTAAAAGGTGCGGGAGATTTAGCTCCACAACTTGAGGCCGTCAACGCTTTGATCGGCGACGCATATTTAGACTTTGGTTCGTCAATGACTGGAATGGTTAAAAGCACTGAACATATTTTTAATGACGTATTGAAACAACAGTCAAGGGCGACTATCACAGAGGGGAGATTGGTTGGAAAAAGTGTTAGAGAAATTGCAAAGGAGGTTTCGGAGAATTTAGGGCAAAAAGGTTTTTCAGTTTTAATTGATAGAGGTGGTAATAGGTGGACGCTTCCAAGTTATTCAAAAATGTTAGCAAGGACGCACTTAATGAGAGCAAACAATGAAGCAACCGTAAATAGATCCGCGGAATTTGGTGTTGATATTGTTGAAGTTTCAAGTCACGGCACGACAACCCCGATATGTATTCCATACGAGGGCAAGAAGTTCAGTATAAGCGGTAAAAGCAAAGACTACCCGCTTTTAACGAACACTCCACCGTTCCACCCCAACTGTAAGCATAGTCTTTATCCTAGACCTGATTTAAGTTAATTAGTTATCAACGGTTGCAATGTCGTAGTAAGATGTTGTATAATTTTATTAAATTATTAGTGGCGGTTACTGCCTAACGGTGCGAACCAAAAAAAGTGACGATTTAGGTGTATGCCTATAATTAAACTAAAAACTATTATGGAAAAATTTAAGAACATAGAGGTTGTATTATTCGGAGCGAACGGAAATATTGACCCTGTTGAAATTGACGGTGTCAAGTATGAAGCGAACCCCGAAAAACCTGAAGAAGCATTGAAAGACGATAAAGGAGAATTGGTTAAATTTGTAGAACCTGCTCCAAGTGAAACTGAAGAAGAAAAAAAAGCGAGAGAGAAAAAAGAGGAAGACGACAAAAACCTTAGTAAAAAATCTATTGAGGAATTAGCAAAGACAAATCCTGAAGTTGCAAAACTTCTTGACGATCAGCGAAAAGCAAAAGAGGCAGAAGAAAAGAGAATTGAAAAAGCTAAAAAGGATAAAGACAAAAAAGACGAGGAAGACGGAAAGTGGGAACAACTTGCAAAGAGTAGGTTGGACGAAATTGATCAAGGTAAAAAAGAGTTAGACCAAAAGAAAGGTGTATTGGAAAAGTATAAAACAAGTATTGGTTCAGTTTTGAAAAGTGTTACTGAAACTATCCCTGAAGAAAAGAGAGGTTTAGTCCCAGCAGATTTTTCAGACAGACAAAAACTTGAATATATAATTGCGAACGCAAAGATTTTGGGTGCTACTGTCACAAATGTTTCAAAGAAGATTGACAAAAGCGACGGCACTCCTATTTTGACAGACGAGGGAACATTGATTAAAGAAATAAACGCACTGACAGTGAAGAAAGACAAAACATCAGCAGAGTTAGATATTTTGTTTGAGAAGTCACAGAAATTGAAAGCATTGAGATTGACAAGAAAGAGTTAAAAATTATTATTAAGTTTAATTAAGTAGGTTGGAATTTGTTCTTTTACTTAGTCGTATATGTGTTTGAGCAGTGTAAAAGAATAATAGATTTTCAACTGAATAAATAATAAAATGGATTTAGGATTACATACAACTTTAGATGACACAGAGTCAATTTTAGACCCTGAAGTTATCGCCATTTCAGAAAGGATTAACCCTTTAATGGCAAAAGAGTTTGGGAAAGTTTGGGATTTGTTTACTACACGAACAAAACCTTTTGAAACAGACGAGTATGAAGTATTGTCAAGAAATTATACCGCTCCTGAAGTAAGCACTGGTGCTATTACAGTTGACGGATCAGAATGGAACTCAGACAGTGATATCACAGCACTTGAAGTAACAGCGGCTACTATTGATAGAATTACAATAGGAGATGTTTTACTTTGTGAAGACGAGATTGTTGTAGTTGCGTCAGTTGACCGTTCAGGAAATACTATTGACGTTTACGAAAGAGGTGCTGGAGAAAGCACAGCCGTAGCCCACACAGGAACAATCACAATGAAAGTAATTGGTAATGCTCACGAGGAGGGGAAAGTTCAAGGTTCAGCAATGGCAGAACAAACAGCAAAGGTCACAAATTACTGTCAGTTAGTTCAGGAAACAGTTGACCTTTCTAAAGCAGACACAGACCAAGCGAGAAAGACAGGGAGAACAGAAGTTGCTTTGAAGTCAGAAGCTATGGAAAGAGTAATGAGAGATTTAGCTCGTTCTTCTATTTTTGGAACAGCTAGAGTAGGAACAGCAACTTACCCAGCTATGACAAGAGGTTTGATAAATTTCTTGACACAAGTTTCAGGTGCTTTGCAAACTAACGTTGCGGGAGCATTTACAGAAGTATCTTTGAAAAATGCTTTAGATGATGTTAGAGAAGCCGGAGGAACAGTTAATGCTATTGTTATGAATGTAGCAAACAAAAGACTTGCAAACGCATTCACAGGAGCAGACGCTATTCAAGTTGATAGAGGAGAAAGAATGGGAGGTCACGTATTAGACGGATATATCGCAGATGGTTTTGGTTCAATTCCTTTTGTAGTTGATATTGATATGCCGAACAGCAAAGTTGCTTTGGTTAACTCAAGATATCTACAAAAAGGTTGGAAAGATAATGACCAACTACGATTTGAAAAAGAAACTAACGTAGGAAGTCGTGAAAGAAAGGAAACTCTACAAGGAAAGTTCGGACTTTCAGTAGAACAAGTTGGAAAATCACACGCAGTATTGACCGGTTTAACAACTTCTTAATCGCCTAAAACCGTGATATAAGGGCGTTTCAGTCACGAGATACCCTTATACTCACGATTTATTAAAACTAACTATAAAACAATTATGTCAAAAATTACTTTAGAAAATCCCGTAGGTAAAAGCAATGAGGATTTAAGGTTATACGCAAAAAGAATTGGAGTTGAATTTACTGAAGACGTGATACACGCAGATTTAGTAAAAGCAGTTGGAAAGAGAAATAAAGAATTAGAAAAAAGTGGAGAGGGAGAAAAAGCAAATGCTTCAGAAACCCAAACTTCAGAAAATAAAGGAAAGTTCTTTTATTGGATTAAAATGAAAACTTATATTGATAGTGATCCGCAGAAGTCTGATAAATTAGTTCCTGCTGGATTGTATGTCGTAGATAAGCCACTTACTCGCTTGAAAGACCAACCTGAAAATTTGGTTGAAATGTTTGAGGGAGAAATACCTGAAAGGAAGATAGAAGAAATTGCAATTAGCAGAGGTATGAAAATTAGTGCCTCCGATAAAATAGATTTTGACGAATTGCTTGAAAAGTTAATAAACCAAATTTCGTAACGGTTTATTTTTATAAACATAATTTAGTGAATTCATTATGTCAGATAACGATCAGTTTAGAGTGAGAAATGTTATACAAGCTGACGGGAAATTAAAAACTCCTGATAGCACAGAGATAACAAAAATTTTGCAAGACAGTGAGGGGAATGTGTTAATTGGTTACGGTGCTACCGTGCCAACAGACGGAGAAGCAGGTTACGCAATCGGAAGTATGTTTTTAGATACTGACGGAGGTGTAGGAGCAACATTATATGTCAACGAGGGTTCAGCAACCGTTTGTGACTTTAATGTAGGAGGAGGTTCAACTGGAGATATTACAGCCGTAACAGCCGGTGCTGGTATGACTGGAGGAGGTGCTTCAGGAGCAGTGACTTTGAATGTAGTAAATACAGACGGAAAAATTACAGTGGGAGCAGACACTCTTGATATTACAGCAGACAGTTTAGTAAATGCAGATATAAATTCAGCAGCCGCTATTGTATTATCAAAATTAGAAAATCTAACAGACGCAAGATTGATAGTAGGTAGTGTTGCGAACGTTCCAACCGCAGTAGATATTACTGGGGATATTTCAATTACAAACGCAGGAGTAGTTTCAGTTACAGACTTGACAATTTCAGGGGAAGTTGTAGGAGATATTGCTTACTTTGACGGGACTAATTGGACGGCTTTAGCGGCGACTTCTTTGCCCGCAGGAACAGCTTCAGTTTTGGCTCAAAGCACAACGATAGAAGCAGGTGCTAGTGATTTAACTTTAGCAACTACTTCACAAACTGTGGGAGTAGCGACTTTGACAATTCCTGATTTTGCAAATGTCAGTGATACTTTTGTATTCTTGACTTTGGCACAAACACTTGTTAATAAAACTTTGACAAGTCCAACGATTGGGACTTCATTGATTTTAGGTCAGACAACTCACAATGCAATTATAGTAGCGACAGACCAAGCGACTCAAGATAACACTTATACAATTCCTGATGTGAACGCAAACGATAGTTTCGTATTTGCTGACTTCATTCAGACTTTGACAAACAAGACCTTAACAAGTCCTGTTTTAGATACTGGAGTTTCAGGAACAGCAGTGCTAGATGAAAACGATATGGCTTCAGACAGTGCAACTAAAATTGCGACACAGCAATCTATAAAAGCATACATTGATAGTGGAACAGTGACTTTGACAAACAAGACTATTGACGCAGACGGAACTGGAAATGTTATTTCTAACATTAACGGGGACGAATTAGATCCGATTGCAGGAACAAATGGAACATACGGTATTCCAATTATTATTCCGATTGTAAACGCTGGTTCAGCAGACATCAATGTATTTAGTGGTAATGTGCCTTTCAAATGCAGAGTGATTGACGTTTGGGGAATTAACACTCAAGCAGGAAATAATGGAAACTGGAAATTGACAGACGGGACTTCAGATGTTACAGAAACAGTTGCTTACGGTGCTAGTGATAATGCTCTAACAAGAGCAGACGCTATCCTAGACGCAAACCATACTATTGAAACAAAACCTTTGCACTTGATAAATTCAGACGGAGCAGACCTTTCAATAGTGTATGTAAGTGTGATAAGATTAGCATAAGCGAAAATTACTATTAACTAAAAAACATTATGGAAAATAAAAGCATAAGTTTAGAGGAATTGAAACTTAGGAAAGACAAATTAGAGGCAGAGTTTAAGAAAGTGCAGGAACAACTAAAAGTCACTTTGACAGCACAAAAAGAATTGACCAAAAAAGCCGAAACTTTGACAGGTCAATATCTAGAAGTTGACAATTTGATTAAGACTTTAGAACCTGCACTGCCCGAAACTCAAAAGGTAGTAGAGGAAAAGACACCCGAAGAAGAAAGGAAAAAATAGTTATTATTAGTTAGTTTAATTAAATATATTATTATGGAAATTAAATTATATGCAAAAAATGGTTTTGCAGCCACAGTAGAAATTGACGAAAGCAACACAGCGGGAGAAACAGTGACTAACAATATCACTAATACGAATATGGGAAGCACAGACGCAGTGAACCTAGACCCAGTTGCTTATCCAGTCGTTCCGGGCGAAAACACTTACGAGAAGTATCAGAAAATGGACGTGACCGCAATGGGGGGTTCTTCCAAAATTGACAATTTGAAGATTTGGAGAACAGGTGCTTTCGGAGGTTCAGCAGTTCACGTAACAAATGCGAGAGAAACTTCCTATGGAGGTGCAGACGATTTTGCGACACCGATTGCGACAGACTCAAGTGTAGCGACAGAAGCAATGCCTACTTCAGAGCCAACAGACGCAAACTTAGGTATTGGAGGTTCGTTGACAGGAGAGTTGACCGCCGCTGGTTCTTCAGATTATCTTGTTCATCAAATTCAGTCAGACGCAGGAGATGTTGCAGGTAGCACAAGCACAATGAATTTTCAATACGACGAGACAGCTTAATCGCTAACCCAAAAAAATTATGTCTAAAGAAATTTGCGGGAAATGTCTTAAAGAGTTCGGTTCACATCAAGAGTATTTAGACCATACTTGCGAAGTGACAGGATTTACTCCGAAAGACCCCGAACATCAAGGCAAAGATTTTTTGTTAGTTCAAAAAGGAGCTTTGAAAAGGACAGGAAGTTTGACACCGGAATTGGAAAAAGAAATTGACGAAAAGAGAGAAGCAATGAAATAAATTGAAAATTAAATAAATAGCAACTCAATGCAATTACTGGCAACTCAATGTCTAACAAAGCCCCCAGTAATTGCTCGGGGGCTATTGTTATTAAAAAATTAACTATAAAAATTATGGAATATAAATATACAAACGAAAAAGGAGAAGTTGAAATTATTGAAAAAGAAAAATGGTGTTGGGGTGCTATCTTTGAAGACGGATCAGAGTTAAGACAATTTGACGATAAAGGTATTTTTCACAGAGTGGGAGAAATAGACCAAAGCAAATTATCAATGTTCGTTTTGTATAAAGACGGGGACGAAAGTAAAAGAATTGATATGCCATTCCAAAAAGGAATGAAACTGATTTATAAATATAGAAATATACGACCTTATTATTTAGACCATTTTGTTAAAGTTTATGTATTAGGTTATAAGTTTGAGGGGAAACATTCGTTTAATTTTATTCTACCTGACGGGAGAAGAATTATCTCGCCAACAGACAATGTAGATTTAGCGAAGTTTAATGTTAAGTAAAATTATTATTAAGTAACACAAAAAATTATGAGTGATCAAAAAATAACAGAGTTAGACAATTATACACCTCCGATTGACGCGGACGTTGTGCCTATTGTTGATACTGTTTCAGGAATAACCAAAAAATTGAGTTGGGCGAATATCAAGGCAACTCTTAAAACATATTTTGACACTTTGTATTTGTCTTTGGCTGGTGGAACAATGTCAGGAGATATTCAGTTAGGAGAAACAGATATTAAATTAGACGCAGTTCTTTCAGGAGATGAAAAATGGTCAGGTGTAACAATGGCAGGAACAGCAGGTGCTACTCTAGCAGTAGGAGATGTATGTTTCTTACAGACAGCAGATAGCAAATGGGAATTGGTAGATGGGATATTAGATGGAACTGATTTAGGATTTAAACTTCAATTAGGAATTTGTGTATTAGCAGCAGATGCTGATGCAGCCACAGAAATGTTAGTTTACGGAAAAGTAAGAAGTGCTGCTTTCCCAGCATTTACAGTTGGAGCACCAGTTTATCTTTCAGATACAGCAGGAAATCTTGTCGTGGCTCAACCCTCAACTACAAATTTTGCTATCAGAATTGTAGGTTATGCAAGCACAGCGGAAGATTTACTATTTAATCCAGTGAATGACTGGATGGTTCATTCTTAAAATTATGTTAATACCAAAGAAACAAAAGTTCAGCGAATATTGGCACTTAGAGGTTCTATTTATAATCCCTGTTATTTTACTCTGGTCGGCATTACTAATCTTAATTTACCTAAAATAATATGGCATACCCAACAGGATATTCACGATATCAAGAAGTAACCATTGATAAAGATGAAGTTGATGCAGATTTAACTGATTTTCCAGTTTATGTAGATTTATCAGACTTATCAAAAGGTGGTGCTGATATTTTTGATACCTGTCGTTCGGACGGTGGAGATATTAGAATAACTAAATCAGATGGAACAACACAATTACCAAGAGAGGTGGTTGTGATAGATACCTCAGCAAAGACTGGGGAATTACACTTTAAATTTACAGGGACACTATCTTCAACAGTAGATACAGTTGTAAGGATTTACTATAACGGAACAGATACAGAACCAGCAATAGACAGCACTTATGGTGCAGAAAATGTTTGGAATAGTAACTATAAAGCTGTTTATCATATGCAAGAATCTCCAACTACAAATACTATAGATTCAACTGGTAATAGTAATAGTGGAACATCATTTGGGACAATGGCATCTGGCGATTTGGTTGATGGTCAAATAGTAAAAGGCATAGAATTTGATGGAAGTGATGATGGAATAAACATAGGTAGTGGTGCAACAATAGACTCTTTAGTAGAAAAAACTGTTTCTTGTTGGATTAAAGCCACAAGTTGGAATAATAATAAATACCCACACTTAATTTCACAAAGAGATGCTTCAACAGCAATCTGGGTATTAGGAGCAGATAAAGCTACAGACCAACTACAGTGGCAACATTTAGGAGGAACAAACTCTATTTGTGAAGTAGATGCACCTTCAACAGGTTCTTTTCATTATATAGTAGGAACATTAGCATCTAATTATGTTCCAAAAATTTATATAGATGGAAGTGAAACTTCATATAATACACAAAATACAGGAGCAACACCAACAACTGATGCAAGTATATCAGTAGGTTTAGCTAATAGGATAGGTGGAGGTAAGGAGTTTGATGGTATTTTAGATGAGGTAAGAATAAAAGCAACAGAAGATGCTTCTACTTGGATTTCAACGGAATATAGTAACCAATCAGCTCCAAGTACTTTTTATACAACAAGTGATGAACAAGGTGGTTCATCAATCAAATCAATAAACGGATTAGCAAAAGCATCAATCAAATCTAGG